ATGTGCGGGATGGGCAGAGGCGGAAAGCGCCAAATGACGATCACCTCCGCCACCCCGCGCGACAGGCCTATCCCCGACCACCTATGCACGGTCTGCCGCATCCTATGTGGCTATGGTATAGGGTTTGACGAAAAGGCCGTCTGGTACTGCATAAACCACGTGCCGGCCGATTTCTTCTCATCCGTGCGCAAGGCCATGAAGGAGGCTATCATTGCGCAGGATGAAGCTCTTAGTTCGACGCCTCAAGCCATAAGTAAGCCACCCATTGCCCCAAGTAGCCTACCCCAGGGCGACCTGTTCGGCAGCTTCTGACTTGCCAAGGAAAAAGATGGTGCTATAGATTTCCACGTTCGGTCCTGTGCCCAGCGCGGCAATCTGCACAGGCCGGGTGAGCAGCAATGCCACCCTTTTTATGAGGCAGAAGGGCTTTTTGATCGCCGCGACGGTCTGAAATGTCAATCCTGCCCTACCGGGTAATACCGGGACACTGGTGTAAGCTCAGCAACGGTTCTGTAGGCCTACCGTAAAAAGACCTCCACAGTTTTGCCTAGGGTAACGTGCCCTGTGATGGCGGAGGGACCATAGCGGGCAGTGTCCAAAACCTGTGCCCGCACAAAGTTTCGCTCGAAAGGGCATAGAGTTTGTGCGATAGGGTCTGAGTGTGTTTCAGACGGGAGATTAGGCGTTCCGAAGGTGGCGTCTATCCTGCGAATTCCTTCTAAGCCGTCCTGGTATTGTTCCAACCAGGGTCGCACAAGACTAAGCGCGGATGCCGTGAACGATGGTGCGCTATAGAAGTAAAGCCACGGTGTAGGGGCTGCCAAATCAGCGCCCCATTTGATCTTCGCCTTCGGGCAACCAGTGTAATCGCTTGGCGGTTTATGCGCCTTGGACCTGAAATAACAGGTGTATCGCCGGGAAACCGGAGTCGAAGTTTAATACCGTGGGAAGGCGCGAGGTTTGGGATTTATCCCTTTGCCCCGAAATCAAGGACAAATGATCCTCCGAAACAGCGCATGGAGCGTCTCGACATAGCGGGGCACGTGTTACAATAGGCGATCTGAAGACTCCATTGGTGAGCACGCACCGGTTAAGCCCTGTCAGAAATGGCGGGGCTTTTCATTTGGGCGCAATGTGATACCGTGGCCGTCCTTGCAAGAGTCCAACAGAAGGATATCCACAAATGGCCGAAAGACCACGCTACCTGATCATTGCCGTCCTTGGCTGCGCATTCCTCGCAGCAATCGCCTGCACATTCGCCATGGCACCGAACATCGAGATCATGCGACGGCCTATCGCGTTCATGTTCCAATACGTCCTGGCGCCGTCTGCCGAAACCATCGCCTTTTCGTTCGCGTTCTACCTGCTGTTCGGCCTGACCCGCTATGCCATGCTGCGCGTCATCGATACGACCTATCGCGTGCTGTTCTCGACACTGCCCGGCGCCGGCAAGCTGACGCTGAAACAAGACGGCCTGCTGTGGGTTGCGCCTGATCACCAGATCCGATATCTTGCGATCTAAGCCAATTGGCCTGACGCTCTATACGCAAGCCCTCAGACATCACAGTCTGGGGGCTTTTTAATTTCCGAAACCGTGATACCGTCAGCACATAGGACGGCCCAGAATTCACCCTTCGTCCATCGTGCGAAGGAATGGGCTCACCAGGTTGTCTCAAAGCGTGTGGGCTTTGTCCTTCGTCCCCTCGGCATGCAATGGTGAGTAAACGAGATCAAGCCCGTGGGGTGCGTCCTGCGGGCTTTTTCGCACCCATTGCCGCGAGAGGTCGTTTCCCGTAACTTGACCGTGAAATCAAGGAGTCGGGCAATGGCCAAGGGATACACACCGCCTAGTGAATATGGCGCCACAGGCCTGCGGCAGTTCTCGGGCTACGTCCGCGAGGAGGCTCTAAGAGAGCTTTCTGGCCCGCTTGGTATGCGGATGTATAGGGAGATGAGCGAAAATAATGCCGTCATAGGCGCTATCCTCTTCGCCACCGAAATGCTTCTGCGCTCCGTTCCCTTCCGCGTCGAGCCCGAAGACAAGGCCAATGCAGACGACATAGCAGCCGGTGAATTTGTCACTGAGTGCATGAGCGACATGGAGCAGCCGTGGGCGCACATCCTGGCCGACGTGCTGGGCTTCATCAAGTACGGCTATCACGTCCGTGAAATTTGCTTCAAGGTCCGCGGTGGTGAAAACCCTGAAAACCCTGATCTGAATTCCCGCTATGATGATGGCCTGATCGGCTGGCGTAAATGGGCGCCACGTCCGCCTGAAACGGTGCTGCACTGGGTATTCAATGACGCGGGCAATGCAGTCGCCTTGGTCCAATTGTTACCCACTGGGGGGCCACTTCTGACCGTGCCGCTTGATAAGTGCATGCACTTTACGACCACGATCAACAAATCCAATCCAGAAGGTCGCTCTAGTCTTCGGTCCAGCTACGTATCGTACTATTACGTCAAGCGTATCCAAGAAATCGAAGCCATTGGCATCGAGCGCGACCTCTGCGGCGTGCCGGTGGCATGGATTCCCATGGAGGTGATGGACCCTAACGCACCACCTCAAAAGAAGCAGCAGTATGAAGCGTGGAAGGCTGCCGTGCGCGACGTGAGTAGGAATGCTCAGGAGGGCTTCGTCTTCCCGCTGCTGTTCGACAAGGAAAAAAACCAGCTCTATAAGTTCGAGCTGATGAAGTCGGCCGGCACACGGTCTTTCGACACTACCAAGATCATCGACCGATATGACATGCGGATCGCGATGACGTTCTTGGCTGACTGGCTCACGCTGGGGCAGGGATCGACAGGGGGCCGCGCCTCAACCGGTCAATCGAAGAACAAGACTGACATGTTCTCGAAGGCGATTGGTGGCTATCTCGATCTGATCTCGGCAGAGCTAAACCGCAAAGCCGTGCCTGATCTACTCAGCATCAACAGCATGAAAGGCCGCTGCATCATCACCCACGGGGATGTGTCTCGCACCGATATCGTTGACCTCTCCACCGCCGTCATGCAACTTGTCCAGGTTGGCGTATTCACTCCTGACCCTGATCTTGAAGCGCACCTCCGCAATGAGTTCGGCCTTCCCCAACAGGACGGTGAGGCGAGCGACGAACTCAACGAGGGCGGTTCGTCCCAAGATGCTGATAATGCCGACACGCAAGGTGGTGACACGGACAATGGCACTCCGCAGGGTGATGGCCAGGAACAAGCCACGGTGGATGACGAATGAGCCGGTGCGAAAATGGCTGCGTAGCGCGCAAGTGGCCTGATTTCGGACGCGCGCCGAACTTCCCGAAGATCACCAAGGCTGGCGATGAGCCTATCAAGCCGTCTGACTATGAATGGCTGCTGGCCATCGCTGACAAGGTGAAAGGGAAGGTGCGCGCTGCATTCCTGAACCTCATCGAGCAGATGCGCAACGAAGCCGACATGCAGGCGCTCAGGGACGCTCTACAGTCAGGCGATATCACGCGGGCTATGAGTGCCCTGGGCATGGGCGACAACTTCCCGTCTCGTCTCAGTACTGCGATCAAGCCGCCATTGGAAGACGTGTTTATCGAAGCCGGCCGCGCTGCTGGTGATCGAGGCGTTCAAACGACGACAGGGCAAATCTCATTCGGCTTCGATGTCTCCAATCCCCATGCCGTCGATTTCCTGAAAAACTACGACATGGATTTGATTCGCGAGATCAGCGATGAGACGCGCGCCGCAGTAAAGCAAGTCGTGCTCGATGCCTTTCAGCAGGGCGGCCATCCCTATCAGCAGGCCAAGACCATCCGGCAGATCGTCGGGCTCACCAAGCGCCAGGCCAAGGCTGTCACGAATTTCCGTGCCGCACGTGTTGCTGAAAACCGTCCTGCCGCTCAGGTTGATCGCATGGTGGCGAAGTATGAGCAAAAGCAGTTGAGGCTGCGGGCTGAGAACATCGCCCGTACAGAAACGATGCGGGCCTCGAACGCTGGCCAAGACGCGGCCTGGAATCAAGCTGCTGACAAGGGTTTGATCAATCGCGCGACGTTCAAGCGTCGATGGCTCGTGACGCCTGATGATCGCCTATGCGTCCTGTGTGCTGCTGTGCCGGCGCTAAATCCCGATGGCCGCAAGCTGGGGGAGCCGTTCATAACGCCAGTCGGGCCTCTGATGTACCCTTCGGTCCATCCTCAAGATCGCTGCATCCTCGTTGCGATGCCGTTCTAAGAAAAAAGCCCCTGCGCATTTCTACGCAAGGGCTTTCATTAATAGCGGATCGACGGGTTTGTCAGTGGGCAGCATGGCTTTTCCGATGGCTCGGAAAGTTTAACTGTCCCGGCGATGCGTTGGTGAAAAGAATATCCTCGTCCTCAGCGGCGCCTCCGCATTGTGCCATCAGCGCACTTTCGCAAACGACAGAGAACGAGCACGAATAGCGGTCGCCGAACTTGACCGACTCGAGAAGCGACATTTTTGCGATCACGGACATGCGTGATTCTCCTGTGATGTTTGGAGGATTTTGCCTTTCGAGGAAGGATCAGCGCGCCGGGATGGACATCGGCAGGCAGTCGCTTCTTGTCGCGAGACGGGTTGAGACTGCCACGGATCAGCCCGATAGGCAAGCCGCTTGCAGACTCGCACTGTTTAGGCTTATGAAAAGGACGAGGCCCCAAGGAGCTTGTAACTCCAAGGGGCCTGATTTCCGCTGTTACGACCAGCGGGGGCATTTGCAAATGCGATCACAGTATCGCGTCTCCCCCCCGAAATTGCAATAGCGGCATAGCGCCCTATCTCCCACTTTTTTAGTGGGCCGGAGAGCACGCAGCTTCGTTGCGCGTGCAGATCAAGCCGCGACGCGCAATGCCTACAAAAGTGAGCGGTGAAAAACCCGCAAAATCCAATCGGTCATTCATGCGGCTGATCTGGAAATGCCGTTACGTTGAATTGGTCCACAAAAGGTGATCGCGAAACCTACCTGCCTGAAAATGGCGGACCGCATGGATGTGCTCTTGGCTCCGGTCGAAACCTCAGGGAATCGAAAAGTCATCGGGTTGCGATTTGTCCGTTTGGGCAAATTGTGCCCGTACACCAGTCAAGTTGCCTTGGGAATTGATATGGACAGAAGAAACTGGCTAAGCCATAAACACCTCGAAACCACCATAGCGGATAGCAGCAGTAACGGGGTGTAGCTCATAGCCTAGAGCACCGTCTGAAAGATGACGGAGGTAGGAGGTAGCGGAAAATCCTCTCACCGCCGATAGTTGCTATCGGGCCGAATGGTGGTTTCAATTCCTTCGTAAATGCGACTTATCAGCTTAAATCGCGCTTCTGCGTCAAAATGGCTGCGCACATCCTGGCTGCCGTATCTTCCATAACCTGAAAGGCCACAGCCCTCTCGTCAGTGAAGGCGAATTTCGCAGCTGAGGCTTGGGAGGCGATATGATCCATGATGATCAGAAACACCTGATCCTCGCGGCTCAAATCACCAATGTTGATGCTGCCCACTGTTTGCCGTACTTTGCGAGGAATCGAACAAGGAGATCAGGCTATGGGTATCAGGTCGTTTCTGCAAGCGCTCCGCAAGGATGAGCCCGGCGTTGATGATGTTCATGTGGCATCGACTGATCAGGGCAAGCCTGCCAAGAAACCCTCGAAAGGCAAGACGACGCCTGAGGGTTCACCGAAGAAGGGCGATCTGGTTGAGGTCAAGTCAGACGCGATGATCACGAACGCGCCCTGGACTTCGAAGGTGGTTGCGGCGGAAGGCTATCGCGTCAAGGTCGCCTTTGATGACGGTGATTGCTGGTATGACCTCGATCCGGCCAATCTGGAAGGTACGACGCAGAAGGGCGAAAGCACGCTGTGGCAATTCGCCAAGGCTGAGCAGGCCGACGATCAGAACGACAACCTTGACCCGGCCAGCCAAAAGCCAGGAACTATTGAGGCATCCTCAACAGTTCAGCCTCGCGCACTTCGCCCGCTGGATGAGCAGCGCTCGCATTTCCCGTTGCCCCATGATCCCAACGCCCTGGCTAATCTGCGCGAGGATCAAAAGCCGCGGTTCTATGGCGCGATCACGGATGGGCACAAACTGCCAACCAAGATCTTTGCCATGTCTGATCTGACCGGCACGCAAAACCGCGTTGATACCGACAAGGTTCAATCAATGGCAGCGGCTGGCACTGCACACAGCAAAATGCCTGTCGTCGTGACTAATGGTGGCCACAACCTGATTGCAGACGGTCACCATCGCGTTGCAGCTGAATGGCTGAATGGCGCCGACAAGATCACGGCCCACCACAAGGACATCACCGAGCAGTCGAACGAAATGAAATCGGCCGGCCGCGATGCTGTGCAAATCATCGTGCCGATCACCAAGACGGATGAGGCTCAACGCCTGTGCTTCGGCTGGGCATCGGTCGCCAAGATCGGTGACGAGACGGTTGAGGATTGCCAGGGTTCGCAGATCGATATCGAAGACCTCGAAAAGGCGTTCTACAATTTCACTGAGGAACACCGCAACGCAGGCGAAATGCACGGCGACTATGGCCAGCAAAATGGCTCACTAGTCGAGTGCATGATGTTCACCCCGGAAAAGGAAGCGCTGGGCATTGTCGCCAAGGATGAGGCCGGCGAATCCATCTACGGCGCCTGGATTGGCTTTCGCGCCTCGCCTGAAATGTGGGCCAAGGTGCAGTCAGGCGAGAGGAAAGCCTTCAGTTTTGGTGGGTGGGCGACCAGAGAGGCCGTCTAGTCGCCTTCATGATTCCGTGATATCCCGATTGCATCAACGTCGGGATGACGCGGAACAGGAGTCGAGACCATGGCTGAATCGCACAAGCTGAAGAACCTGTCGGTTCACGAGGTCTCCTTCGTTGACTATCCCGCAAACCAGCATGCCAAGATCAAGCTGACGAAGCGAGCTGAGCAAAAGCGCGATTACACTGCCGATCAGCGGAAAGAGATGGAAGCCAACGGCCAAGCGATGGAGGGGGGCGCCTATCCCATCGCTGATAAAGAGGATCTGCACGACGCAATTCAAGCGTTCGGCCGCGCCAAAGACAAAGCCAAGACCAAAGCCCACATCCGCACTCGTGCCAAAGCCCTTGGCGCTGAAGACATGTTGCCAGACACGTGGGATG